GCAAGACAGCTGCTGAGGGCGGCAGGGGTGGCTGATCGGCCATCGGGATGGTGGGAACCTCAGCCACTACTACTGCTGACTGCTGCTACCAACTGCTGTCAACCGCGGCTGCCACTGCCATCGGGATGGTCGGGCGGGATGGTCGATCGTCGATCGCCGCCTCGGCCTCGACGGTGGGGGGGGGGCGACCGATCTGGGCGGTGGCTGTTACGGGGAGGTGTTATAGGGGTTGAGAAGTTGATGACGCTTTTTGGCGATTGGCGGCTGCGTCAGCTGGCAGCTGATCGACGTCTATCAACTCGTGCCACAATCTGACCATGGGTCGACGCGGCTATGCGGCCAAACCGACTGCCCTCAAAATCCTCCACGGCGATCGCAAGGACCGCATCAACTTCGACGAGCCCAAGCCGCTGGACGAGCCGCTGGTCTGCCCCGACTGGCTGAGCCCGGGGGCCAAAATCGAGTGGGACCACATTGCCCCGCACCTGACCGCCATGGGCACTGTGCTGGCCAGCGACGAGGCCATCCTGGCCGCCTACTGCGAGACGTACGACCGCTATCAGCGGGTCTGCCAGCTGGCCGACAACCTGCCGCCGGTCTTCAACCGGGCCAAGAAGGGCGAGCCGCCCGAGTTCGTCAAGAACCCGCTGTACGGCCAGGTCCGTGACCTGACGGCCGAGCTGCGGGTCGTGGCCCGCGAGCTGGGCCTGACCCCGTCGGCCAGAGCCGGGCTGCGGGTGACGGTGGCCGTCCAGGCCCCGGTCGAGCGGCTGTTCACCACGGGCTGAGCGGTCGTGGCCAGGGCAAGGTCGAACGTATGTTCTGATCCGGTCTGCGGCTATGTCTTCGACGGCGTGGCCTGCCGCAAGCGGGGCCCTCACCGCTGCCTGGGCCGAGTCCGCCATGTCGTGGCCTTCTTCAGCGAAGCCCTCGTCCATACCAAGGGCGACTACTACGGCAAACCGTTCCGGCCGAGCCGCTGGCAGCGGGATGAGGTTCTGGCCCCGCTGTTCGGCGAGGTCTTCTACGACGAACCCCGCCAGCGCTACGTCCGCCGCTATCGGCTGCTCTATCTGTGCGTGGCCCGCAAGAACGGCAAGTCTGAGCTGATCGCGGGCATGGTCCTCTACCTGCTGGTGGCCGATGGCGAGCGGGGGGCGGAAATCTACGGTCTGGCCCTGGACATGAACCAGGCCGGGCTGGTCTACAACGTGGCCCGCCAGATGGTGCGGCTCAGCCCGTCGTTGGCCGAGCGGCTGGACGTGCGCCATTCGGTCCGGCGCATCGTCGACGAGGCGACCGGCAGCTTCTACAGCGTCGTGGCCTCCGACGCCCTCGGCAATCTGGGGTCCAACCCCTCGGCCGGTTACATCGACGAGCTCCTGGCCCAGCCCAACCGCGACCTGTACGACGTGTTGCGGACCGGCCTGGGAACCCGGGCCCAGCCCCTCATCATGCTGGCCACCACGGCCGAGTCCGATTCCATGGGCTTCGCCGCCAGCGAGCGGCAGTGGTCGCAGCGGGTCAGGGAGGACCCGCAGCTGGAGCCGGAGCGGCTGAGCGTGATCTTCCAGGCCAACGAGAAGGCCGACTGGACGCTGCCCTCCACCTGGCGCCAGGCCAACCCGGCCCTGGGCGACTTTCTCGACATCCGGACCCTGACGGCCGAGTGCCACGCCGCCAAGGGCAACCCGGTGCAGGAGCGCGCTTTCCGCCAGTTCCGGCTGAACCAGCCGGTGACCTCGGTCGGCCGGGCCATCACCATCCCCATCTGGGACGCCTCGGCGGGCGAGCGGACGGTGACCCAGATCGCCGAGGACTTCGCCGGGCGGACCTGCTTCGGCGGCCTCGACCTGGCCTCGACCCAGGACCTGGCTGCCTACGCCCTGGTCTTCCCCGACGACGAGGGCGGCTACTCCATCCTGTGGCGGCACTTCCTACCCTCGGCTGCTTTCGTCGACCTGGCCAAGCGGACCGGTGGCGCGGCCAGCCTCTGGGTCAGCCAGGGCCTTCTGACGGTGACCGAGGGCAACGTGCTCGACTACGCCGCCATCAAGACGGCGCTGGCCATCGACCGGGACCGCTATCCCATCCAGCAGCTGGCCTTCGACCGCTGGCAGGCTATCCAGCTGTCGGGCGAGCTGATGGAGGCAGGCTGGCCGATGCGTGCCTACGAGCAGGGTTTCGGGGCCATGGCGGCACCGACCTCGGAGCTGCTGCGGCTGGTCGGCCTCGGCCTGTTCCACCACGGCGGCAGTCAGATCATGCGGTGGCAGGCCGGGAACGCCGTGACCCAGTCCGACGCCACCGGCAACATTCGCTTCTCCAAGGCCAAGTCGATGGAGAAGATCGACGGCCTGGTCGCCGCCGTCATGGGCCTCGACGGGGCGGTGCGGGCCGAGGCGCCGCGGACCAGCGCCTACGAGTCGGCCGGGCTGACGGTGGTCTGACGTGATAGACGTCTATCAGTCCTCAGTCACCTCAGACATTTCAGGCCAAGAAGCAGCATGATGCGGCCCTGGCCAGCCAAGGTCTATAAGCGTCGGGTGATCCTGAAGACGCGGATCGGCGACACGTTTCGAGGAGTCGTGTGGAACACCGACGGCGACTGGCTGATCCTGCGCGACGTCCAGTACCTGGCCGATGGCGGCGTGACCCACCGCCTGACCGGCGAGGTCTTGATCGAGCGCTCCAACGTGAACTTCATCGAGGACAACCATGGCGACGGTTCTGGCGACTGAGGCAGGGCTGACATCCATCGAACCGGCCATGGGGCCGTTGCGACCGACCGGTGGCGGCGGGGCGGGGCCGACCGGCTGGGGCACGACTTACTACTGGCTGGGCCTCATGGCCGACTACGGGGCGATCTACCGGACCCAGCCGCAGGTCCGCAAGGTGGTCAGCTTCCTGGCCCGCAACATGGCCCAGCTGGGCTTATTGGTTTATAAACGCCTGGACGTGGACGACCGGGAACGGGTTGACCCCGGCCACCCGCTCCAGCAGGTCATCGCCTATCCGCAGGGCCGGTCCAGTGACGCCAAGCTGACGGCCAGCCGCCTGATCTCGTACACCGTTCACGACAAGGCCATATTCGACAACGCCTACTGGCTCAAGGCCCGCAACGACACCAGCGACTGGCGGCTGTTCCCGCTGCCGCCCAACCGGGTCCAGCCGACCGGCAGCGACTGGCTCGACCCCGACGGCTACTGGGTCTATGGCCGGACCGGGCGGCAGTTCTACCAGCCGACCGATATCGTCCATTTCCGGGGCTACAACCCCGACGACCGCCGGGTCGGGCTGAGCCCGATCGAGACGCTGCGGACCATGCTGATGGAGGACCTGGCCTCCGACGAGTACCGGGAGCAGCTGTGGCGCAAAGGGGCCAGGATGGCCGGATACCTCAGCCGTCCCGCCACCGCCCCCGTCTGGTCGACCGAGGCCCGGGAGCGGTTTGTCGATGACTGGCAGTCCCAGTACGCCGGGGACGGACCCAAGGCTGGGGGCACGCCCATCCTCGAAGATGGCATGACCTGGACGGCGGCCACCTTCTCGGCCGAGCAGAGCCAGTGGCTGGAGGGCAAGAAGTTCACGCTGGAGCAGGTCACCTCGGCCTACCACGTCCCGCTGACCATGGTCGGCATCCTCGACCATGCCACCTTCTCCAACGTGGCCGAGCAGCACAAGCAGCTGTACCAGGACACCCTCGGGCCGATGTGCGTGGAGATCGAGCAGGACGTGGACCTCCAGCTGGCCACCGACGTCGACCCCGACCCGAGCCTCTACGTCGAGTTCAATCTGGCCGAGAAGCTGAAGGGCAGTTTCGAGGAGCAGGCCGCGGCCATGCAGACCATGGTCGGCGCCCCGGTCATGACCCGCAACGAGGGCCGGGCCAGGCTCAACCTGGGCCGCATCGACGACCCTGCCGCCGACGAGCTCATCATGCCGCTGAACGAGACGGTGACCGGTGAGCAGGCCCAGCCCGACATCCAGGGCATCGTCGACTCGGCTCCGGTCGAGGGCCTGGCCGACGCGGTGGCCCAGTTCCTGGTCCGGCAGGCCAAGACGCTGGCCAGCAGCCGTCGCGAGCCGGACTGGCAGCGGTGGGACCGCGAGCTGATGACCGACCTGACCAACCTCGGCCTGGCCCTACCGGCCGCGGTCGAGCTGGCCAGCGCGGTCAACAACGACACTGCCGTCGTCCTGGCCGGTGGCGGCCCCAAGGCCCTGGACAACCCGGCTCGTGCTCCCGCCATCGTTGGGCGGTTTCTCCCAAAAGCCTCGGCCCCGGCCGGGGCCAAGGACGGCGGGACAACCGACTGGGGCCAACCTCGCGATGAGCGGGGCCGCTTCGGCAGCGGGCCGCATACCCAGAACCAGAGCTGGGACCAGAAGCACGACGCGCTGCTGGCCGCCTACGGCCAGGGCATGAGCGGCCCGGTCACCCATCTGGACGGCGGGGCCATCAACTTCAACGTCGTCACCGGCAAGCTGGCCAACGGTCAGCAAGTTGTCGTCAAACAGACCCCCGGCCTGTCCGGCTTCGGCAATCCCGGCGTCAAAGAGGAGTTGGCTTCGCGGGTCGCCGACGCGGTCGGGGCCAACGTGCCGATGGTGGTCAACGTGGGTCAGGCGGGCGGGGTGAGCACCATCGTCATGGGCTACGTCGACGGCCAGACCGGTGTCGTCAGCAACGAATCACCCCTCGACCTGGCCCAGAACACCGACAGCGGGGCGCGGTTGGGACTGCTCGATTACGCCCTCGGCAACCAAGACCGAAACTACGGCAACTGGATCGTCGACGGCCAGGGCCAGGTGTGGGGCATCGACCACGAGGCGACTCTGACGCCGCCCTTGCGCGACGCGGCCGGTCGGGAGCTTCTCAGCCCCAGCCCGTTCTCCGCTCCGATCCAGGGCGCCTTGGCACAGGCATCGGACCTGGAGGCGAGCGGGTCGCCGCTGACCCCGGTCGATATCCAGACCGCGACCGAGCATCTAATGACGCCGCAGATGGCCGGTGCTTTTCAGTCGGCCGGACTGCGAGACAGCTACCTGGCCATGCTGGATCGCATGGGCACTCTCAATACCCATCTCGGCAATCCCGCCCCGACCCCGACCTTTCGGTGACAGACGTCTATCAGGCAGGCAGCTGGCGGATCGACGACCAGCCGTTCGACCAGCCGTCCAGCCGCCGGGCCAGGGCGGCGTCGCCCAGGTGCGGGTGTCGCTTCCGCATCCCGTCCAGCACGCTCTGGGCGGCATCGTCCATCCCGACCAGCCGACCGCTGGCCATGGTGATCCGGCTGCCGTTGCCGACCCCGGGGTCGTGATGGGCGTCATACACCTCAAGCTCCACAGCGACCTGAGACAATACGACCAACGCCGAACGGGAGGCCGACATGCAGCTCAAGACCCGCCCTGCCCAGCTCAAGGCGCTCGACCACGACGGCGACCCGCCCGGCACCTTCGAGGCGCTGGTCAGCGTGTTCGGCAACGTCGACGACGTCGGCGACCGGGTCCTGCCGGGGGCGTTCACCAATACCCTCGGCCGCTGGGCCGCCAAGGGCAATCCCATCCCGATCATCTGGTCGCACGACTGGAGCGATCCCCGCTCCATCGTGGGCAAGGCGGTCGAGGCGACCGAGACGGATGCCGGGCTGCTCATCAAGGGGCAGCTGCGGCTGGGGTCGGGCTACGCCGACGACGTCTACGACCTCCTGAAGCAGCGCATCGTGACCAACTTCAGCTTCGCCTACGACGAGGTCAAGGCCAATCAGAACGAGTCCGACCCGTCCATCCGCGACCTGCACGAGCTGGAGCTGTTCGAGGTCGGGCCGTGCCTGGTCGGCGTCAACCCGGCCACCGAGCTGATGGCGGTCAAGGCCAACAAGCAGGGCCGGACGCTGTCGGCCGCCAACGAGAAGCAGCTGCGGTCGGCCGTGGCCCTCATCGTGTCGGTCCTCAAGTCGGTCGACGGCAACGGCGACAACAACGGCAACGGCGACGGGGACGACGACGGCAAGGCCAAGGCTGATGCCCTCGATGCCCTCATCGCCCAGATGCCCATGCTGTCGGTTGCCGATCGCAGCAAGCTGGCTCAGGCGATGGGGTCAATCATGCGGGAAATGATGGGCGGCGGCGACGAGGGCAAGATGCAGGGCCTCAGCGTCGGGGGCGTCAAGGGCGCGATCAGCTCCCATTCGACGTCGACCGACAGTGAGTCGGGCTGGGACGCCGGTGCTGCCCGCCGCAACATCCCCGACGAGGCCACCGCCTCGACCTACAAGCAGGTCTTCGCCTACCAGGACCCCGAGGCCGACCCCGACACTGTCGGGGCCTACAAGTTTCCCCATCACAATGTCTCAAGCGATGGCAAGGTCGGCCCGGCCAACATCGCCGCCTGCTCGACCGGCGTGGGCATCCTCAACGGTGGCCGGGGCGGGGCCGATGTCACTGGCGACGAGCGGCAGGGCATCTACAATCACCTTGCCCGGCACATGTCGGATGCCGGGATTGCTTCGGAGGACATACCGACACTCAAGTACCGCCGCCCAGACGGCCAAGACCGAGGACCCGCCGGAGGACCGCAAGGCAACGACGGGCAAGGCCGAGGAGCCAAGGACAGCGACCAGATGCTTGCGCGATTCGTGCAGGCGCAGCTGGCCAACTCGCTATCGCTACTCGAAGCCACGGAGGTCTGACGCATGAGCCGGAAGGACGACCTGATCCTGACCATTCAGCGGAGCATCAAGGCCGCTGACGACATATCCACCGCCGCCCAGCAGAACGGCGGCGACTTCTCCAGCGAGGACCGGGAGGCGCTCCAGCGTCTGCTCGACGAGGGCACCAAGGCCCGGGGCGAGCTGGACACTCTCAAGGCCGACAGCAAGCTGCGGGCGGACATGAAGTCGCTGGGCGACAACCTCGGCTTCTCGTCCGAGGACGGCCGGATGTCCGAGGCCGCGGGCGGCGGCCGCGACAAGAGCCTGGGCGAGCAGTTCGTCCGGTCGGCCGAGTGGCAGGGCTTCATGAACCAGTGGCCGGGTGGGAACATCCCCGAAAAGGCCCGCATCCAGTCGGCTCCGCTGATGGTCAAGTCGCTGACGGCCGACCGCCGCGCCCGCGGCCAGAAGACGCTCTTGTACGAGGGCAGCCTGACCAGCGCCGGGGCTATGGTCATCCCCGACTACACCGGCATCCTCGAACGGCTGGGCCGCCCCCCGCTGGTGGTGCGTGACCTCATGTCGATCCGCACCACTGCCAGCGACATCGTCTGGTTCGTGCAGCAGGTCAGCCGCGTCCAGGCCGCCGCGCCCACGCCCGAGTCGACCACCACCGCCACTGGCGGGACCAAGCCCGAGGGCGGGTTCACCTTCGCCCAGGTGTCAGTGCCGGTGCGGACCATCGCTGAGTGGATTCCCGCCACCAAGCGGGCCCTGGCCGACGTCGGTCAGCTCATGGGCATCATCAACGACGAGCTCCAGCAGGACCTGGCCCAGACCGAGGAGAACCAGCTGCTCAACGGGGACGGGACGGGTGAGAACCTGACCGGCATCATGAACACCTCCGGCATCCAGATTCAGGCGTTCGTGGCCGGGACCAACCTGTTCGACTCGATCTACGGCGGCATCACCAAATGCCGGTGGACCGGCTTCGTCGAGCCCAACGCGGTCGTCATCCACCCGACCGACAATCAGACCATGATGCTGGCCAAGGACCAGTACGGCCGGTACTTCGGCAACGGGCCGTTCCAGCAGGGACCGGACACGGTATGGAACCTGCCCCGGGTCGTGACGCCCAAGATCGCCCAGGGGACCGCTCTGGTGGGCGACTTCCAGAAGGCCGTCATCTGGGACCGCATGGCTGCGACCCTGAGCGTCAGCGACAGCCACGCCGACTTCTTCGTCCGCAACATGGTCGCCGTGCTGGGCGAGCAGCGCGAGACGATGGGCGTATTGCGTCCCGTCGCCTTCGTCAAGGTCGCCTTGCAATGAGCAATGCGTTGGGCGGCAACGTCGAGGGGCGGACGGGACCTCCTCCGACCGAGGCCGAGAGCCAGATCGTCGAGCAGCTGACCCGCTGTGCCGACGCCCTCGAACTCGTCGTCCACGGGCTCGACCAGGCCCTGACCCAGTGGGACCAGCGGACCGGGAGCCCCGGCTAGATGTCGTACATGCCCAACGCCCCGCCGCTGTTGCGCCGGCCCGGCTACCGCTGCCCCATCTGCGGGACGCCGGGCTACGCCTGCGGCGGGCCGACCTTCATGCCACCATCGCCCGTTTACCAGACCCCAGGAGGATTGATGGAACCGTTGATAGAGCAGACCCGGACGGACCCCGACTCGGGCTTCGAGTACGTGGTCCAGGTGACCCAGCAGGAGGCCGATGACTGGACCGCCACCCAGGAGGCGAACGCCCAGATGCTTGCCGCCCAGGAGGCCCAGCGAGCCGAGGATGCCGCCTCCGCACCTGCGGCGGAGAGGACCAAGACGCGCTCGCCCAAGGCAACGGGGGACGTGGCGACGAAATGAGCGACCGGCCCTGGCTGCACGTGCCCGAGGTCGATCCTCAGGCCATGCCCGCGTGGCAGTCCTGCGGTCAGGCGGGCCTGGCGGCCACGGGCGACTCGGTGCTCATCCACTGTGCCAATGCCAAGAAGGCGGCGGTCGGGGGGACGGGGATCAACTGCGCCCATGCCCTCCAGGCAGTGGGGACGCCGGGAGCGTTCACCGTCGCGCCGGCGACCGGCGTCCACACCGCCACCACCGCGGTAACCATCACCGGTACCAAGCTCAATCAGGCGACCAGCGTGATGTTCGGGGCCAACCCGGCGACCAACGTGGTCGTCGTGTCGGACAAGTCGATCACCTGCCTGGCCCCCACCCAGGCCCTCGCCGGGGCCCAGAACGTGGTGGTCAACACGCCCCACGGCAATCAGACGCTCGCCAACGGGTTCACCTACTCGTGAACCTCGACCAGCTGCTGGCCCTGTTGCCGGACAACTCAACGGGAGCCATCAGCGCGGCCGACATGCGGACCATCGTCACCGAGCTGTACAACGACGCCAACCCCGCCTACATCAACCAGGTCAACCAGGGACCGGCTGCTCTGGTGGCAAACGCGGCCTGGACGGTGGTACCGGGGACGGCTCCCTACGCCTTCACGCTGGCCGAGGACCAGGACGTCCAGATGGTCATCTCGCTCAACATCGACACCATGGCGGCCAACAACCAGGTCCAGGTCGGCCTCGACCTGACCGGGGCGACGGTGGTGGCGATCGGCTCCAAGCCCGAGCAGGTGCTGTGGGTCGGTGGCAAGCAGCCGGTCCAGGCCACCCTAGAGGTGACCTTTATTCAGCACTTCCTGGCCGGGACGACCAGTATCCAGATGAAATACACCGCCCAGGCGGCGGCCAACTTGACGGCCATGGCGGTTATCGCCTCGGTCGTTTCCAACCAGTGAGCACCGGGGCCTACTCCACCGACTACAGCGGCGACTTCGGTGGCGGCTACACCACCGGCCCCATTGCCGCGGTTCCACCCTGGCACGACGACACCAGCCTGGTCACCGCGGCCCAAATCACCGCTTCGTTGGGCATCACCGACGCGACCCAGGCTCAGGCGGTGGCCGATCAGGTCAGTGGCATGGTTCGGTCCTGGTGTGGCTGGACGATCAGCCAGCAGCGTGACCGGGTCGAGGTATTCGACGACGACGGTTCGGCCAAGCTCTACCTGCCGACGTTGTGCCTGTTGAACGTCACCGATATCCAGATGCTCCGGTCAGCCAACGGGTCAGTCACCATGAGCCCGGTGGCTGCCTTTAGCTGGTCGAAGTACGGCACGGTCGTTGTTCAGTCGACCGGGGCACAGGCCAGCTCCGCTCCCTGGACCTATGGTCCGTGGGCGTATGGCACCTGGAGCGAGTGGGGCTTGCTCCGTTGGGGTGGCCAGCACAAGCCCAATATCCGGCGAGGCTGGCAAATCACCTACGACCACGGTTACTCACCCGTGCCCAACGAGGTCCAGGCCGCGACCCTCACCCTGGCTCAGCGCATCTGGGAGAACCCGACCGGGGCAACCCAGGTCCGGCTGGGCGACTTCATGGCTCAATACAAGGCAGCCAGCATGGGCGGGGGCGGCGTCGACGACCTGCTCGACCCGGTCCAGCGGGCCATCCTCGGCCGCTATCGATTGCCGGTGAAACAGTGAGCCTGGTCACCGGGGTCTACAAGGCGCTCTTGACCGTGCCCTGCACGGTGACCCGCTATGCCCAGGGGGCGGCCGACGACCGGGGTGATATCCCGCTGGTGGGAACGGACTCGGCCAGCTTCTGCACGCTGTTCCAGAAGACGGCCAACGAGGCCATCGACGGCAACGACGTCCAGACGACGACGTGGGTGCTGTACCTGCCGGCCGACTGCGCCGATTTGTCCGGCCAGGACCGGGTTACCACCGTCGCTGACGGGTTCGTCTACGAGCTGGTCGGCGATCCCTCCCCGGTCCGCGATCCCCGCCGGGGGCTGGTTCATCATCTCGAGGCCATGGTCAAGCGGGTCTTCTGAATGTCCACCGTCTTTGGCGCTGGTGGTCGCTTCACGGTCCATCGGGACGGCTGCGAGGACACCCAGATGGACAACAAGGACCTGGCCGCTTACCTCGACGAGCAGCTGCGGATGCTGCTGGCCTACGCCCAGAGCTACACCCCGGTCAACACCGGGGCCTGGCACCTGGCCGAGTCGCTGGAGATGGTCCGCTCCCTGCCCGATCCGGCCCGCAGGACCCAGAGCGGGACGGTCTACTCGACCAGCCAGCTATGGAACCTGATCGAGTGGGGCTCGATCCGCAATCCGCCCTACCGGCCGCTGTCGAGCGCAGCGGTGGCCCTCGGGCTCAGTTTCCACGAGACTGACGAGCAGCAATGACCGATCTGCACATCATCCCCGACGCCGAGAAGCTGTTGGGTGACTTCCTCCGAGCTCAGAGCGAGCTGGCCGGGCTGCACGTCTATTCCAACCTGCCTTCGGGCGACAAGTACCGCCTATTGCCCATCTGCCGCATCTACCGCTGGGCCGGGATGCCGGTGGTAGGCGAGCCGCTGTGGGCCGACGCCGCCCTGATGCAGATGGATGTCTGGGACCAGCGCCAGTCGACCTGCTACAACTGGGCCGCTCAAGTCCGAGCCTGCATGTCGGCCCGGCTGGTCGGAGCCCAGCCCCTTGGCACCGTCAGCCGGGTCGAGTTCGGGCTGTTCCGCTACCTGCCCGACGCGGCCTTCACCGCCCCGGACAGAAAAACTGCCATTGCTCGCTATCGCTTCGACGTGACGATTACCGTTCATCCCTGATAGGCGACTATCAACCCGGCCGAGCCACCCTCGGCTGACATAGCTCAGGAGGCCACCCCTCATGGCTCAGGATGCAACCGAAGTAATGGTTCCTGGCAACGGCCACATCTGGTCGGCGGCCGCGGGGACCACGTTCCCTGCTGCGGCCCAGCCCGGTACCGCCCCGGGCACGCCCTGGGTCGACCACGGTTACACCACCGTCGACGGCGTCACCTTCACCTTTGGGATGACGACGGCCGACATCAACGCCTGGCAGTCCGTCAACCCGCTGCGGACGACCGTGACCGAGAAGCCCAAGACGGTCAAGTTCGACCTCCAGCAGATCGACGCCGTCAACTTCCTCCTCGCCCTCGGCGGCGGGACGCTGGCCAGTGTGACCGGGCCGCCGGCCCAGATCGTCTACCACCCGCCTGCTCCCGACTACATCGATCTGCGGGCCATGATCATCGATGTCATCGACGGCACCCTGGCCCTGCGGTTCAACATCTTCCGCTGCATGTTGTCGGCGGCGGTGGCCAATCAGTGGCACCGCTCCGATGCGGCCAAGTTGCCCATCGAGGTCAAGATGCTGGCGAACAACCCCGACGTCTTCACCATCGTCATGCCGACCGGAGCCCGGTGGGACGGCACCCAGACCGGCACCTTCATGGCCGGTGGCCAGAGCTACGAGTACGACCAGCCCGACC